CTTTTTGAACAGCTTGTTCTTCTCTGACAACTCTTGTCATCTCTTCCCATTTATCTAATGTAGCTTTGTCATATTCTAAATCAGCAAAATCCCAAAATGAAACCATTGTGTATCTAGTTCCTTTTGTAATTTCAGATACGCCATGTATATTCTCTACACCGCCTGGGAATAATATTAAAGAATATTTATTTGGTTTAAAAGAAAGCCATGTTTCACCTGGCCAACCAGTTAGGAAGTAAAGCTCTCCTCCCTCATAATCGTCATTTAAATACAAAATCGCCACATACTTATTTATTTCAAAAGCGTTAGGCTCTCCATCATTATCAGAATTATCTGAATGTGGGGGAGCAAATCCTCCTATATCCCACTTCTGTGCATGAGATGTATTAGCTCTTACTTTTCTATCAAATATTTTTTCTACTGATTCCTGAAACTTTGATTTTATATCTTCAAAAAATGTACCAGGTAAGCCGCTTTCTGCAAGCTTTTCTTTGTCTGGCTTAAGTCCTTTACCTGAAGATCCATAAAAAGCAATATCTCCCCAGTCTACTCCACAATTTTCAAAATAATGTATTAATCTTTCTGGAGCATCTGGGGTAATAAAATTTGGTATTTCTACTATTTTATTTTCTGGAACATTTAATTTACCTTTATCATTAGGTTCATTTTTCATATATATAAAAGTAGATTCATCTAAATCTTTTATTACTAAATCTTCAAATTTTAAGAGTTCCATCTGGATTTAATCCAAGCCTTTCATTGTCTCTATTATAACTATTAGCATAGGTTTCTGGATTAGGAATATGCTTTTGTCTATATTCATGAATTTCAATTTGTTTCATTTCGTTCCATTTTTCTTCGCCATACTCTTTTACTCCATTATGCCAAGCCTCGTCACCTGGATATCTTGATTGCCAGAAGGATCTGACTATGTATCTATTTTTTCCAAAAGCTCTTTTAACTCCATGAAAGTACGGAGGTCTGGCTGGGAAAACCATCATCTCGCCAGGTCTTGGCTTATAGGAAAATCTTGTGTCTGATCCATCCTCTTCTTTAATTACAAAACAAATTTCTCCCTGATCATAATCATCATTTAAATATAAAGTTGCAGTTAATTCAAACTTATCGCCTGGCCATGTTTCTTCACCTATTGTAAAATCAGAATGATATGCCATAGTAAATGTATTTCCATGACCCTGATCTTCTCCAACCGTGTATTCGCATATTGCAGGACATGAACTAATCCAATTATCTAATTTCATAGGATGCATATCTAACCAATGCTTTGTGTTATTATAAAAAGATTTTCCATATGCTTCGGCAAATGCTGGATATTGACTTTGGTATACAGCATTTTTCATAAACTGATCATATTCTGGAAAATTTTCATGTATAACTATTCTTTGAGAAGTAGAAAAAGCTTTTCCGTATATACCCCAATCATTCCACTGATGTCCTTCTCCTTCTAAAGCATCTTTAATCCACAACTCTGGATTTTCAAGAGCATTTGGATATAAATGTATTTTAGGATATAGTTCTATAAAATTAATTGTCATGGATGTATGTCTCCTGTATGTTCTGCTATTGTCCAAAAGAATGGGATTACATATCTTATTCCCGAAGTTATTTCTGTTACTCCGTGTATAAAATTTTTATCTCCTGGAAAGAAATATGCTGCTCCTGGCTTTGGCTTAAATTGTACATTTTGATTTGGGAAATATAATTCCCCTCCCTCATAATCATCGTTTAGATAAAACAGTCCAGCTAAATCATAGTATGGGAAATCATTAGGCTTACCAGCGTCTTCTCCCAAATGAAGCTCCTTGTCAGCATGTGGCTCTTGCTTTTGTCCAGGAAGCCACCTAACCACTGCTGGGCTAGTCGGTATTGCATTTACTTTAAAGAAATTATCTACTTCTACTTTTAATCTTGTAACCATTTTATCTATGGTTCTAGCTATGTCTGGATTCTTTTTATCTAGTATCGGTCTTGATGCAACTCTATCTTTCCAATAATCTGAATAATATATTATTGTACCCTCATCGTTATAATGAGTTTCTGTAACATCCCATTCATTTATAGATCTTGCTTGTTCTGATAAAAACTTTAATTCTTCATCAGTCATAAAGTTTTCTCTTGCCTGAATTGATTCTGCAGATGAGCCAAAAAATCCAGAAGGTGTTATAGATACTCTATTATTTAACCACTGCATATCATTTGCATAATCTTTTTTCATAAATATTTCCTTGGCTCCCAAACTTCATTCTTATAGACTCCGCCATCTGGCTTTCTATACTTTTGAGAATTTACTACATTTTTTTTAGCTAAATCTAACGGCTTTTCTGCAGCATATTCAGACTCCCAATCTTCTCTTTTGAATGGTATTATTTGAGCTATCGGGGTTCCTGCTTCTATTATACCAACAAAGCCCTCTTTAACAAAAAATGGCATAGAACCTGGAAGTATTACTTTGTCATTATCTATAATTCCACTAACTGTTAAAAATGGAAGTTCAAATCTGTTTAATGGGTGTGTATATAGTGCGCTATACCCTGGCGGTGTCTCGACAGACCATTCTGGAAACCAAGCAAAGTGTTCCTTATGGTACCCTTCTGGATTTTTAAATTGAGGCATTGGATCTCTTTTAGAAATAAATGGGGGATAAAAAGTTTTTTCATTAGGATTATTTAATACTTTAAAATCAATTTTACCATTATCATTTATAAAAAATTCTATGTCATATGGAGTAACATAGGCGTAGCCAGTGCCCATTACATCAAATACAGCTGGGCATGCTTTCCATGTAGGTATTTTACCTTTGTCTGGCCCAGTAACAAAATCTCCATTTATATTTTTAAAAAATCTATCTGCTTTTCTATACCAGTCTGGTATAGTCTTCATAATTTGTACAGGAGAACCAAAACTATCTTCTTTTAACCATGGTCTGTTGGCAACAAATCTAATTTTATTATTCATTTTTATATCTTTCTGAAAAATTATTTACCTGAAGCTTTAGTGCTTTAACTTCATGCTCTCCTATTTTTTCGCCTTTATAATTTATACCGTCTCTATACCAATCAGTCCATATTCCTTTTTGATTTAAAGCCTGTGCTGCTTTCTCATACTCTTTATTTTCAATAGCAAAATTTGGATCAAATGGCCAGTCGTATATATCTATTGATTCATTTTTTAACATTCCTAAAGATATAGGAACTATGGTAGCTATTGGCTGACCTGGCTCTATTACTATTTTTTTATTTGGCTGTAATACTTTTATTGCTAATGGTAGATCATGGTTATAAAAAGATGTACTCATAAGAGAAGACATTACTTCCCAATCTGGATTAAAATAATTTACAGGATTTATAGTCCATAAACTAATATTGTTTTCAGATTGAAATTTTATTCCTGTAAATATAGAAACAGTTCCATGTGCCCTATTGGTATGGCAAAATTCTTTTCCTTCAATTATATTAACTGCTTCTCCTCTAGGATTATCTGATCCATCCCACTCAAAAACAATTCTATTTTTAGAAGAAAGATACCAGCCTATTGTGTTTGCTGTAGTTACTGGAAAACAATGATATGCATGTCTTGCTCCAGTACCCTCTGCCCAATCTCTTTGTATCGGCATGGGAGAAATAGAAAGGGACTGATCTGAAAATACAAAACCCTTTAAGATAGACATTAGTCTCCTGTTTCTTGATAAAATTTAGGATTATGATATTTAGAACTATAATCCAACATTGTTACTAGCGAATACTTTGTTCCAGATTTTACTTCCATTGCTTGATGTGGATACATAAAATTAGAAGGGAATATATATAAGTCTCCAGCTTTTGGCTTTATATTTAATTGTTGTAATCTAAAATATAATTCTCCACCTTCGTAATCATCATTTAAATAAGAAACCAGTGAGACTGTACAGTTATATGAATATCCATGATCATGATGTTCCATAAAGTGATGACCTGGTTCATACTTAATAAAATTAAAAGACTCCCAATATCTAAGCTCTTGAATATTGTACATTTTACAATAGTCTTTTACAGCTTCAGATTTTCTATCGTAACAATCTTGCCATATGCTAACCAGGTCTTTTGCTGCCTGCCCTGGATAGGAAATTACATTTTCTTTCTTATATTTAAAATCAACACAATCTCTATATTCTGGCATTCTTTGCATATATCCAACATACGCTGGTTGCCAGTTAAATGCGTTATTTTTATCTCCTAATACATTTTCTAGTCTATTAATTAGATCTAATTCTTTTGGCAATACATCTCTATATACCCATATCCCATTGCCCATATCTTCTTTAATGCTCCAAGTTTGAACTATTTCATTTTCAACTTGATTAGTTACTTCCATTATTGATTTACCTTTACTGCATATGGATTATCTTTATGCGCTAAATCGTTTATGTCCATCATGACAACAACGCAATACTTTGTTCCTTTTTTTATTGGTAATGATGCATGCTCATATATATAATTTGACGGGAATACAGCGATATCTCCATATTCTGGTTTTACAATAGTATTGTCTAACCTAGGAAAATGTATTTCTCCACCTTCATAATCATCGTTTAAATAAATTACAGCAGATACTGTACATACATATCTTGGGCCATGATCTCCATGTATTTTAAATTCTTTGCCTTCGCCTTCGTATTTAACAAAGTTAAATACTTCATACCAATTTACATTTATACCCCAATACTTAGAATAATCATCTACGCATTTTTTTAAAACATCAAAAACTAACTCATACATATCGTGAAGTTCTGCATTTTTTTCATTTTTAGGGCCTAAAGAATTTCTGCTCATTTTAAAATCTACACAGTCTCTAGCTTTTTTAATTGGGGTCTTAGAATTAGTTACTGTAGCTTCATTCCATCTATATATTCCTGAGCCAACATTTTTTTCCAGTACGTCTATAACGTATTGTATTTGTTCTTTTGTAAATGCATTTTTATATACATTAAGCCCAATGCCTGGGTTGGTAACAACTATATTTCCAAACTGTCTGTCTATTCTTTTGGAGGTTGTTTCTGATCTATCCTTATAAAGCCAGCCATCGCCGTTATCTTCGTATTGTGATTTTTGTTCCATATTTCTATTATATCATTTTGAATTATTATATTCAATAGTTGAATATAAATATAGGAGGGTTTCCCCTCCTATATTTTACTACATTTTTATTAGAACATTAAGACGTTATCTTTGGTTATTAACCATCCAAATTCTTCTGTCTTAATATCTGCTACTGTTGATTCGCCAGATTCTGTTATTGAATTTAACTCAACTTCAGAAACATTTCCATTTTCATCAACCTTTAGCATTATTGAGCCTTCTTGTGTTGTTTCTACTGTAGTAGCTATGAATAAGTATCCGAACTTGATAAATATTGGCTGCTGTCCAGAATACTTAGACTCTGAATCATTTAGCTTATATGTCATCTTTTCGCTATATTCTATAGAAGAAACCTTAGTCTCTACTAACTGTACTTGTTCTGATGTAATTGTTGCGCTTGGATTTTCATAATTAAAATCATTTGGATGAATTGTAATTAATGTATCTCCTACTTTTACATCTGCTACTTTGATCCAGCCCTTGTCTGATAATACCTCTGAATCTAAAGATACGCACTTGTATGAAGGTACCTTAACGAATCCTGGGAAGTATGGGAAGAATGGGAAGTATGGGAAGAATGGTGGGAAGTATGGGAAGTATGGGAAGAACGGTGGGAAGTATGGGAAGAACGGGAAGAATGGTGGGAAGTATGGGAAGAACGGGAAGAATGGTGGGAAGTATGGGAAGAACGGGAAGAATGGTGGGAAGTATGGGAAGAACGGTGGGAAGTATGGGAAGAACGGGAAGAATGGTGGGAAGTATGGGAAGAACGGTGGGAAGAATGGAAAGAACGGAGACTGAGTAGTAACCTGATTAGAATTTGAAGAGTAAGATGAATATCCCTGAGCGTTTTGCGCTGCAACAGAATAAGTCTGACTTGTACCACCTGTTTCTGAAATAGTTGCAGAAGTGGTACTTGAATTATAATCATATGTTGGACCATCGCTAGACTTTAATCTGTATCCAGTAATTGCTGATCCACCATTATTAGCTGGAGCTGACCAAGAAACTGAGTCTTGATTAACCTGAGCTGTTGCTGTTGGTGCTGAAGGAGCTTGTGGCACTGTAACTATTGGTACTGCATTTGTTGTGGCACCAGCTGCGTTGCCTGCAGCATTTGAAGCTACTCCAGTAAATGTGTAAGTTGTTCCACCAGACAAACCAGTAAATTGATAGTTTGTCATATTTGTGGTTGTTTGAGTTGTTGTTGCTGGGCTAGAAGTCCATGTGATTAATGTTGCTGGGGGAGAATCGGCTGGGACATAGTAGACAATATCCACGGCACCATTTCCATATGGCCTTCCTGTAGTCATAGTTACAGATGTTATGACTATTGGTTTTGGCTCTAAGAAATTATCTTGAGCTGAAGACTTTATACCTCTTCTTTTTGAAATTGCCATGTTTTTATTTCTCCTATATTAATTATGAGCTAGCCAAATCTCCCATTAGAACCCAAGTATTTGCGGCTCTCTTGAAAAGTGTTGCTGATGACCAACGTGCACGTAGATATGCACCTGGGGTTGCATTAACAGTAACTCCAGAAGCTCCTACAATTTGTACGCCACCAGTATTTGTTCTAAGTAGATCAATTGATGTACCTATTGGGAAATTAGTTGTTGCATCAGTAGGAACTGTAACATTTACCGCAGTTCCTCCAGTATGGCTAATTTCAATCATTTGATCTCTTAATGCTAATCCACCAGTTGATAAATCGTATGCTGCGGTTACTGGTGTAATTGTTGTTCTGGAAGGAACACCTTCTTTTGTTTGAGTTCCATCTGTAAACGCTATTCCAGAAGCTGCAACGGTTACTGTTCCAGTAAATGTTGGGCTTGCAGTAGGAGCCTTAGCATTTAATTGAGTTTGAATTGCTGATGTTACGCCATCTAAATATCCAAGCTCTGTTGAAGAAACGCTACCTACGCTTGTTGTGCTTGGTAATACTACCGTACCAGTAAATGTTGGGCTTGCAGTAGGAGCCTTAGCATCAAGTTGAGTCTGTACTGGAGAGGTTACGCCTGAAAGTTGAAGTAAATCATTTGCAGATACTGTTCCTTGTGTAAGGCTTCCAATTGTAATATTTGTAGTTGTTAGACCCTGAACTTCAAGATTATCAAGTCCTCCCTGTGTAAAGTCTACAGTTGTTGTAGGTTCTGTTGTTACACCTTGGAATAACTTCCATGTATTTGCAGAAACATCTCTAACAAGTCCAGCATGTAGTGGTCCTAGTCCACCATCATAACCAACTACAATACCTAGATCAACTGTATTTCCAGGATTTTGATGTGCAAGCTGAACTATATTATCTTCGATAACAATAGATGTTGCGGATGCTGAGAAGTTCGTACCATTTACAGTTAAGTCTCCTTCAACTGTTAAATTATTTTGAACTGTTACATCACCATTTAAATCAATAATTCCTGATGTATCGCTTGCTTTAATCCATCCATCTACTTTAAAATTACCACTAGCTTCTAGATCTCCAGAGACAGAAAAAGCTCCATCATTATTACTTACTGAAACAGGATTTGTTCCAAGGAATGAGATATTATTTCCAGCATCTACTAAAGTGGCCTTTAGTGTCTTATTTTCAAGAGTTTCTTGGCCCATTAAAGTTACTAAATCTGCTGTGTTTGCTATTCCATGTACACCTGTAGTGTCATTATTGTGGTTTGTCAAATCTGTAGAGCTAGCCTTAGAATCTAATTGAGTTTGTATAGATGATGTTACGCCATCTACATAATTTAACTCAGTAGCTGTTGCAGTAACATCAACAATATCTGAAGCATTTATTGTAATTGAGTTATCTGCTGCTGATAAGGTTTTACCAGTTAATGTTTGTGCTCCAGTTAGTGTTACTAAAGCTGCTGTATTTGTAATTCCGTGTACATTTGTTGTATCAGAATTATGTGTTGAAACTGCATCATCTGCATATATTTTTGTAGCTAACGCATCTGTGTCTGCAATTCCATGTACGTTTGTTGTATCATTATTATGATTTGTTAAATCTGTATTTGATGCTTTTGTATCAATTTGATTTTGAATTGATGAAGTTACACCATTAACATATCCAATTTCAGTTGCTGAAACGTCACCAATTGATGTTGTACCAGGAAGAACTACCGTTCCTGTGAATGTTGGATTTGCAGAAGGTGATTTCAAGTCTAATTGATCTTGAATGCTTGCTGTTACGCCATCCAAATATTGAATTTCTGTATCTGAAACTCCACCGATTGATGTTGTTTGAGGTAAAGAAATTACTCCAGTAAATACTGCTCCTGCCAAAGGTGCCTTTTCATCAATTTGCTGTTGAATATTTGAAGTTGCACCATTTAGATACGAAATTTCTGTTCCACTAACGATATCGATTGAAGTTGTTGCTGGAAGAACTACTGTTCCAGTAAATGTTGCTCCACCATCTAAATTAGCTTTTGAATCAAGCTGTGTCTGAATTGCTGATGTTACGCCATTAACGTATCCAATTTCAGTTGCTGAAACGTCTCCGATTGAAGTGCTTTGTGGTAAAACAATTGTTCCAGTAAATGTTGCTCCACCATTTAAATTTGCTTTTGTGGCATCTATTGTTGTCTCTAGGGCATCTAAAGCAGTTCCTACATATGTTACTGTAGCAATAGCGGCAGTATCTACTGCCATAACATCTTCTGTCTTTGTTAATCCAAATCCTGCAGTAGTTAAATTAGCTCCTGTAAATTTGGTAAAGTTTAAACTATCTGTTCCAAAAATAATTGATTCGTTTGCACCAGAACCTTCGGAAATAAGAACGTATCCGTGATTTCCATTAAGTGTTCCTTCTACAACGAATACAAAATCTCCTTCTTTTGACTCAGAAGTTTCGTCAAAATCAGTAGCTCTAGACCATGCACCAGAAGCTACTACATAAATACCATTTGTTGTGGCATCTGTCTGTCCAGCTACTAATATTCTATCTCCTACTGCAAGAGATATGCCATCCACTGTTTGTGTTCCGCTTAATGTTATATTTGAAACAGAAACAACTCTTACCGATTCTTTTACATGTATTCCAGCAACTGCTGCATCTAACTGATTTGATAAAAGATCTAGCGCAGCTTGAGTTGCAGTAGATATTGGCTTACTTGCATCAGAAGTATTGTCAACATTTCCCAATCCAATATCAGCCTTTAATATGCCTGTTGGCGTTGTAATAACTGGAGAAACTATTGTTTTATTTGTTAAAGACTGTGTACCTGAAGTTGTTACTAGGCTTGCGGTATCTGCAATTCCATGTACGTTTTGAGATTCACCATTATGTGCAGAAATTTCATTATCAACGTAATCTGTTGCATGTGTTAATTGAGAAAGGGGAACCAATACGTTTGCATCTAATGTTGCAACTCCGCCTAATGTTCCTTTTTCTGATAAAGGAATATAGTCATCAATAGAGTTATTTAGATTATTTCCTAAATTAGTAATCTCATCATCTACATACTTTTTTGTTGCCGCATCTTGGTTACTATCAGGATCTGCCATATTAGTAACTTTGTTAGATCCCATAGAAATAGCACCACTCATTGTTCCGCCAGCAAGTGCTAGTTTAGTGTCTGCATATGTCTTGTCAGCAATTACAGAAGTATCAACTGACACTGTTAGGGTATTTGCAGCATCATCATAATTCTTTGTTATACCTGTTCCCGCCGTTAAAGCTTGATCGATAGAATCCTGGGCAACTTCAGCCAACTCTGCCTTAGTAGCAATTACAGAGGTGTCAACAGAAACTGTTATTGTATTTGAACCATCATTATATGATTTTAAAATACCTGTTCCAGCTGTCAAAGCTTGGTCAATAGCATCTTGTGCTATTTCACTAATTTCTGGATTATCTGCTGCTATATAATTTAATGAGGTCCAACCAGTGGTACCGTCACCAATTTTAACTTTTCGTGTGTCTGTTTCAACACCCATTTCGCCAGCTGCAAGAATTGGGTTTGCGCTAGTCCATTGAGAGGCTGTACCTCTTCTTATTTGTAATCTTACTGTTGCCATTTTATTTTATACCCCTATATTAGAATTATACCATTTGCTAATTTTATCAGGATACTACCCCTGAATCAAATGTTAAAGCAAATGATGAAGTGCTTGGGGAACCGCCATCGGCTGATTTACCTGCTTCAGTGATAACCCCATCCCCACCAACAGAATATATTGGTGCGCCATTGTAATCAATAGCTAGATCTATGTCATTAAATCCCATATCATTTGAGTCTGATATATCAATCCATTGACCATTGACCTGAATTCTTAGTTTATTATTATCTGTATTAAATGCGAGGGGCACTGAGCCTAATGTAACCTGTCCTGATTGGACTACAAGGTTATTTTTTACCTTAAAATCTCTATTTGTTGTTGACACGAGTTCAATATCCCCCGAATTTTAGGTGGGGGAATAAAATCCCCCACCAATTTAATTATTTAGTTTTTATGAACCGATTAGGGTTCCAGCAACCACTACGGTGCTGTTGTTGTTTAGAGTTGTTACTCTAATTCTAATTTTATTTGAATCAAAGTCTGCCGAAATTGTTGACAACGATCCATTTGTTCCAACCATACCGTATTCGGTAAAGTGAACATTATTGCTTGTATCAGTTGTTACAAGAATTTCAGACAATTCTGTGTGTGTTCCTGCTGCTACCTTAACTGTGAATTTACCGCTTGTAAATCCATTGTGATTCCACTGATAAGCTGTTACAGTACCAGTTGTTGGAACAGATAGTGA